GAGATAGCGCTGATGTCCGGCAGTGCTTTTGCCGTTACGCACCACCCCGTCAGTAGCTGAACAGGAGGGACCACTGATGGAGATGGAAGCCACGGGAGCACCTCAAAAACACCATCATACACTAAATCAGTATGTTAGCAGCATTACCCCCACATTTTTTTGTTGCAATGCACACATAAAAAGATAACAATTGGATACCCCTGTTACTATGTGAGCATATACAACTTGTTCAATTTCGCCATTTGGTTGCGATAGCCAAGGGCGGTAGCGTAGTATTTTACACATAAGCAAAAAATTAATATATAAGCAAGTCAAATGGAAAAGATATTAACGATAGTACGACATAAACCAGGTAGGTTCCGTTTTTTATTAAGAGCATTACATTCTGTTTATAACCAAACATTCAAGGAAGTAAAAGTAGCAATATATTGCATGGGTGCTGAACAGGATCTCTCTAAAGATGAGTATTCGTATATTAACACAATCCAGGAAAAATATAACCTTAGTCTAATACCGTTCAATCAAGATGTATCAGAAATAATTAAAAAAAGTGATTGTGAATATATATGCTTTTTAGATGATGACGATACCTGGGCTCCAGAGTATCTATCTCGCATTTCAAGTACGCTTACAGCGACACGTCTTAAATACCCGTCAATCAATGCCATAGCATGCCACAGTAATAAAGTGGTAGAGGTTGCGGAGAGAAATAGAATAATTATTAACACAACATACCCATGGAATCATTACTTAGCAGTTGGCCCGCTTAGTTTTGATGTAATTCATTACAAGAATAGCCTTCCAATTTCATCATGTTTTTTTGTTAAGAACTCAATATTTAATATTATAAATAAACATAACTTTTCTTCGCCATCTTTCTTTTGGCCCTTCTTAATTGATTATTTATCACAAAATGATCTTTGGATTCTTCCAGAACCCTTAGCATTCTATCATTTTAGAAAAAGTACCGATTTCAAGTACGGCAATTTCACAGAGATTAACAGAGAAGAATGTGAGATTGATTATAGATTAATGATTAACAATATGATGAGAGATAGCAAAAACTCTACGCTATTAAACACACTACTATCAAACCTAACTAATAGCAATATGGTATATAAACTATCCAACATTGAAAACAAATTAAATGAAAGAAAATAAAATGAATATAGAAAAATATGACACGGTAAGCTTTGATATATTTGACACATTAGTTAGCAGGAGAATATATCGCCCAGCAGATCTTTTCTCACTAATGCAAATTGAAATAGCCAATAATTCTAATATTTTATTATCTGGCCATGAAGAAATAATAGATAACTTCGCTGAAATGAGGGTCCAGGCCGAAGTTTCAGCGAGAGCTAAACGAGTCAATAAATTCGGAGGTGAACCAGAAGTTACTATTTTTGAAATATATGATGAAATTAAAGAGTTAAACGTTGGCATCTCAAAAGAAATTATCAACCAACTTATTCAACTGGAAATCAGCACTGAAAAAGCAGTATTATATAAAAATAATTCAGGATATAAACTATTTCAGGCAGCAGTAAAAAATGGTTCGAAAATAATTATAATAAGCGACATGTATTTCCCAACTAGTATTTTAAAGGAATTGTTAATTTCATGCGGCTATAATGTTGATAACATCCCCATATACTCATCAGGAGAAATGCGCGCATCAAAAAATAGCGGGGAATTATATACTCTTATAAAAGAACGTGAGAAACCTCGTCAAAATTCTTGGCTACATGTTGGAGATAATCCTCGTTCTGATATAAGTAATGCTAAAAAACATGGAATCCATACAATTCAAGCGGACTGGTCTGAATACGAGCATGGCACATCTTTTCATTGGAGAGCAAAAGATGTTGTTGGCGAATCATTATATAAAGCTTTATCACTTAAACAAACCTCATCATTTTACACAAAAGATCCATTAACTGAGATTGGTTTTAAAGTATTTGGGCCTTTACTTTTAGGCTATATATCATGGATGTCAAACCAGTTAAAAGTCCATAAAATTGATAAAGCTCTTTTCCTTGCTCGTGACGCACACTTAATTTACAAAATTTATAACAAATACTTTTCAGACGATCAGATAGAAAGCGAATATGTGTATATTTCTCGTGCCTCTTCTTATATGATAGGTATGACAGACTGGCCAATGCATAGAATATGGCATCTTTTTGGCGGTAAAAATAAAAAGAGTCTAAAGAAAATTCTTTCTATAGCTGGATTAGACGCCAAAAAATATATTTCAGATATACACAACGTTGGTTTTCCCAACGAGGAATATATACCTAAACAAGGTGATGAACATAAAGTTCACTGGCTAATAAATAAACTATTTTCTAATATCTTATTAAAAAACACTCAAAATAGAAATGAGTATTCTGGTTATTTTAAAAAAGCTTGTGGTGAACATAAAAATATTGCATTGATAGATGTTGGCTGGATGGGGAATATACAATCCGTTTTCGCTCGCTCACTTAGCGATGGCTGGGCTACTAAGAATATACACGGATTTTATTTGGCAACATTTCATGGTGCAAATGATAACCGCTCAATATACAATAAAATGTTTGGTTGGTTAGCGAACTACGGTATACCTCAAGAAAAATGTGATCTTTTCTTTGCTGGTGGCATTGAACTGATGGAGTTCGCTATGGCTGACAACACAGGCTCCACAATAGGTTATAAAAAGACTGCTGACGGCATTATCCCCGTAAGAGAAAAAAACAGTGATTCTGAGGTTAGCTATTTAAATAAAGCACAGCGACTTCAGTCAGGAATTATTGCTTTTTTCGAATATTTACATCCTTTATTAAATAAAGAAAATATTGATGAGTTAAACAGTACAACACTGTCTGAGCCATTCTTTCAATTAGTCTCTAATCCAACAACCTACCAAATTGAGGCATTGTCGTCACTCACTCATTCAGAATCGGTTGGAGGTAACGCGGAAAGGATTATGCTGGCAAAAAAACTACCTTTAAAAGAAAGGCTGTTCCCCGGTAAAATTTACGCATCAGAATTAGAGACCAGTTACTGGAAAGAGGGCTTCAAAAGATTAAACAGAAAGAAATTTTGGGCAAAATACAACTAATCTAAATCCATTATCTTTAAGAAGATTGATAATACTATCGGTTGTGTGTCGATAGCATCAATCTGCTTAAAAGCAATATCAATCCCATGGCCGGTAACTCTTGTATACGGTTACCGGACAAAACATACAGCTCACCAGTCAACAACTGGACAGCCGCTAAGCCAAAGAGATTGAACTCACCTCACCGGGGGTATAGACTTGCCTTGATTCACAACAAATTGATTTCTCGAAAGAGATTTTTCTCCCTCCCGGTTCCCGACCGTGAGGGATTTTTTTTTGCCAAACGTGCTGATATGCCCCTTACCTATTTACTTTATATGGCTATACCATTAGCATGCGCGCCGCTTTGTTATAAGAGGCGAGACAGTAGCAAGCATCATCATTTTGCCCTTCGGTAATACGACGGGCTTTTTTTGTCCTTAGCTACTGGATCCGTCACCTCTCGGGGTCGCAGAAACATTCCCTCCCGATATAGTTACGTAGTTTCCGGAGATGATTAACTCCCTGATATTTTTTTCAGTTTCACTATCAACTTCAACACAGTCTGCTGGCATCACAGATACATCGTGCTTGTCACCGACAAAAAAACCCTGCATGGTTGGACTAAAATACATATCAATACCCCTCGGACGTAAAGTGAATTACCGGCACATAAGTTGTGTCTTTCGAAATAACCTCTACCACAAATTGTGTTGTAGATACCCCTTCGGCTGAATTCACGGTCCGGTTACAATTGGCCCAATAACCAAACTCTGGACCTTGTTTATCAAATGTTCGCCCCGCTAACGTGACCGCCGTCGAAATATGCGCTGTTGGATAGGCTCTTGGGAGCGTCACGGTATAAAAGCGCGTGTAGTAATCGACTCCACCTAAAGTTTGTTTGTTATAGGTAGAAACCTCCGCAAGAGTGACGATGCCGTACTGATGAATATGCCCGTTCGGCAGAATATACCAGCCTGAAGAAGCTGTATCAGACGCGGAGAAGCTGGACATATCGGGGATCTGATCATTACCCGTGCCGACATCCCTTTTCGCCGCTTCTCCCAAACCAAGGTATGTGAGAATGTCAGCAATAGTATTTTTCCCAATAATGTCACGGCCAACAGAAGTTAAATCAGTCTGCGCTGCTGTATCATTTCCAGTGAAATATGGGAGTTTATTTGCACCTGTTGCGAGCCCAGCTAATGCCGACAGCGTGGCATCAAGCGCCTGGAAATCTTTCCCGAAAGCGGTCCCCATTTTGGATATAAACCCGTTCAGGTCTCCATCATCAAGCACATCCAGCCCGCTTTTGTTGGCGGTGTACTGCGCCAACGCTGCCGCGATAAAGCTGGCTTGCCGAATAGCTTTGTTGACCTGTGCGCTGGATGCTTTACCTGCCGTAAACCCTGAAAGCAGAGCCGGAAGTGCTTCCCAGTCAGCTTGTGAGGTGACGTTAGCGTTCGGATCAAGCGCGAAAGGTTTAAAGTTGTTTATTGCCATTAGAGTATTGTCCCCCATGCTCCAACATCGAACCCGCCGATGTATTCGTTATCCATATCAAACCCAAAGAATTTAGAGCCTTCTGACGGTGTTTCTACCGAAGGCGTTTCAACATCACCGGCCCATACGCCAGCTGATTTAACGGTGAGATAGCCCTGTTTGATAGCGGCGATCAGTTCGAGAGACACATCAGAAATATCAGTTTCAGGGAAAACCCAGACCGAAATCGTCATGTCCTGGTTGTCGACGATCTGCATCCTCAGGCCTGAGCCTGCGGTAGCAGCGTCAAGGATGGGAGGCAGAGAGTCGTTCCGACCGTCCCAGTTGTTGATAGCGATTTTCGCTTTCAGAATGATGCGGTACGTCTCATCGCTTAGCGTCGTATAGCCAGAATCAGGATCATATGGCCCTTGCCAGATGCCCTGGTCATACCCAAGCCCGTCAGTGTCCCAGCTGAAATAAACTCCGCTAATTGGCTGGCTGACTATGCGACTGCGTCCGATCCACAGACCGAGGATGTCGAGCTGTACACCGACAGCAGTATCGATATCGAAGGCTGTTATAAGCCCTGACATAGTGCTGGACACATCAATCAGCGGGCGGGTGCTCAGATCTATATGGTCAAAAAAGAGTGGCTTGGTAGCGTGGTAGTTAGTGATCAGTTCGGTGTATTTGCTCATGAGGTCACCGTGATACTGATATTCGCGGTGCTACAGGACGCTGAAGCATCATAGGCAATATCAATGTTTGATGCCGATACGCTGCCAGACGACTTACCGATCAGCAGGTCGGTAATATCGTAATAGCGGGCATTCCCGCCGCTCACAACGCCGAGGTTTGCCGGGGAATAAATACGGCTCAGCAGAACGTCGTCGCCAATTGTTAGGCGGTAATGACTCCAACTTATTGATAGTGTTTTATGTTCAGATAATGCCCGATGACTTTGTCATGCAGCTCCACCGATTTTGAGAACGACAGCGACTTCCGTCCCAGCCGTGCCAGGTGCTGCCTCAGATTCAGGTTATGCCGCTCAATGCGCTGAGTGTAACGCTTGCTGATTACGTGCAGCTTTCCCTTCAGGCGGGATTCATACAGCGGCCAGCCATCCGTCATCCATATCACCACGTCAAAGGGTGACAGCAGGCTCAT